GATCAAGACTAGACTGTTTTTCAGTAATGGCATTATTGGCCTCCATCAATTTGGTTGAGTTTTCATTAAGTTGTTTGGTGAGTTCTTGCTCTTTTACACGGGCTTCCTCGTTCTTGACAGCAATCTCTGCTTGCATCTCAATATCACGATCATCCCATCCTCTATGGTGTCCATAACCATAAAAGCCTGCTAAAGCCAATAGAACGCCTAAGATTACCCAAGGGTTTGGAATCATTGATCAGCCCTCGCTAATGCCCTCTCATTGGCTATTTTCTCCTTCTCAGGATCAATATAGTCAGGTGGGGTGGTAGGTGGTGGTGGCGCTCTCCATTCCTCATCCAAAGGAGGATTCACCCATGCTGGCATAGCACCAGATGACACCCAAGTAGAGGTAGATGGTGGTGGGGGCGTTGTAGGGGTGCTAGGAGGCGTTACAGGGGGTGTTGTAGGCGTTGATATCTTCTCAGACAAGGCTTGCACACCCTTACGAGACATCACGCCACCAATGCCACCAACAATGAGCAAAACAATGTCGTTGAGCATTTTGGCAAAGGCTTGATCAATAGGAGCCATTGACTTAATTGGTTGCACAACAAAAGCAAGGCTGTACAACATGAAGATAACTATTCCTGCAAGGATTACAGTAACTATCATTACAACCCCTGCCCAAACATAAGTTTCAACAAGTTGAATTTGGTCGTGGACAGGGTGATTTTCTAGTTTCATCTTTACTTCCCATCAGATGCAGGTTGAGCAGGTGGTTGAAGGACTTGTTTTTCCAATATAGGTGCTACGAGGTAATCGGGACAGTCTTGGGTGAATTGGCAATCAGGTCTTTGACACTTCTTTAGTGCAAAGTTCTTGGGATTCTGGCACTCATAGCGATAATGGTCGCTACAACCAACTAAAAGCATCAGCACCAATAAATACTTCATTTGGTTTCTTTCAGTTCTTGTTTCAATTTACGCAATTCTTTCATTTCACGCTTTAGTTGTGCTTTCATGTAAAGAGTCTCCACATAGGCCATTGAGGTTGCGCCAACAACAACACAGAGCATCACTCCAATTAGAACCCACCAGATAAGTTTTGCAGTTGCCACATCAGCCACCCAAAGATCAATGAAATAAACCCAACAGCAACCAAACTACTTATCCTCTCAATCTGGCGAATTTCCTCTTGTTCTTGTCTCCATCTAGCAATTCGAGCCTTCCTGATCATCTCCGACCTCGCCCACTCTTGCTCTTGCTCAATTTTTGCATACATCTTCAAGAATCTGCTATACAAGTCCTTCAACTCAGAGGGCGCATACACCATCGCCTCCCTCACTTGTTCCATCAGTTTCTCAAGTTGCAACTCAATTAGAGTCCTCTCAATCGCTTTCTTGCTACTATTTTGGTCAGGATCATAGACATTCTTTGATTCTTCCTCTAATGACCGATAGTAATTGTTGATTTGCTGTTGTGTATCGAATAAAAGACCAAGTTTCTCACCAATGTCCTTAATGAGTAAGAGTTCCATCTCCTCATAAGACTGTTGCTTCTTGGAAGCGGTTTTCGCTTTCGCCAGAGGCTTGGGGGCTTCTTCTGTTGGTTTGGACTTGGGCTTTCCACTAAGTAGGCCAATGAGCCACTGCCAAATGCCCTTGATGGCCTTGACATCTGCAAGTACGCCTTCAACTGTTTTCTTAGCACCTTCGAGTTCCATTCGCCCCTCATGGAGCATTGCACAGCCTTGCTTAATAAAGCCAACTGCACCTTGCGCCAACATGAGGAGAGAAAAAGGATCAATGGTTTACTCCTATTGAGGCTGAAGTTGTGGGTTTATCCCAGAAAAAGGACTTCTGTTTGGAGCAACATTCTCTGCCCCCATTGTTTGAACAGCCATCGGCATAATTTCTTCAGGAATTACATATTCTTCTGGCTTCATGCTAGGTTGTTGTTGTGGTTGACCGCCCAATTCAGGTGGAATTACCCACTCAGGAGTAGCCACAACGCCTTCTGGCAATTGATTTGACATCAACCCACCTGTTAACAATGGTCTAAAGTCATCCAATGTCTTGCCTGACAACATAATGGCTCTTCCTGCCTCTGTGTCAAAAGCAGAGCGAGAAACCATTTCCATCAACCTATTGGCAGGAACAGAGGCGATTGCCGCACCAGTAGGGCCACCAACGATAGAAGCCGCCGCCATCCTTGCCGCTTGAGAAGATGCCTCATCTAAACCACCATATGCGCCACCCTGACGAGTCATTGATTGAGACAAGAAACTATATTTGTTTAACAATGTATCTAAATTTTCAGAAACGAATGGTTGGAGGTTTTGCTTTCTAGACTGTAAAAAAGTAGAAAACTTGATTGGGTCAAAGTTACCTGCGGCATCAGTTGCTTGAGTACGGGCGGTATTGAAAGTAGCCGCCGCTACATCAGCCTTAACATCATCAGGCAACACCTTGGCAACCATCATTGCGGCACGTTTAGCACCTTCTTGACCAGTGGCTTCTGCGGAAACAATCTTTCCAACAAGTTTAGAAATATCTGTTTTTAATTCACCAGAATTAGGGTCTTTTATCATTGATACTGCCAAGTCAGCATCACGCAATGGAATTACATTTCCTTTCCAAAATGCTCTAGCGTTTTCCCAAGCATCTGAAACTGTTTTATTTTGAGCAACAGACTGTCCCCATTTATCAATGTCTCTGTCCATAGCATCAATAATTTCATTGAGCCTAATTGCCTCTTGATTGCCTAACTTTCCTTGTCCTTTGGCGGCTTGTAAAGCGTCTACAAGACCCTCTCTTGCCTTGCGAATATCGGAGAAAGTGAACTCTGCTGGCCCTTTAATCTCAGGAATAATTGGAGCACCAGACTCAGAAAGTATCAATCCCGCAGGTTGTTTGACTTCTTCTTTTCCAAGTTTTCCACCAAAAGAAGTTAATTTTGCTTCTAATGCAGGTCTTTCTAGTGTTTTAAATAAATCACCATACTGTGAAAGAACATCGCTGACAGCCATTTCAGTCTCAGACGGAACAATCTTTGTTAAATTGTTTTGAGTGGCAAGAGTGTCTAACTTTGTATATAACTTATTTCCTTCTCTTGTGGCATCTGTATAGTTAGTTTGAACAGCCTTAGCAACATTTTCACCAGCCTTACCTGAATAAACTTTTCCACCAGTTATTTTTGTTTCAATTGTTCCACCAGCGGTTTTCAACTGGTTTATGTTGTCTTTTAGCATACCTACAACACCGCCACCACGGGCTTTACTAATGGCTTCAGCCGCACGAGTTGATTCGCTACCAGTAAAGTCGCCTAGTAATTTTGGACTTATTCCCAATGAGGCAGAAGCATCTTTAACCGCTTTAATGTTCTCTTTGAAGTCGTAATGAGTTAGTTTTTCAATTGGTCTTCCCACCAACCCTAAAACAGCAGTTGCTCCGCCAGCGGTTGCGCCAGCCTGAGTTGCTTTTTGTCCTCTATCTTCTGTTGGTAATACGGGTTTTGTAAAGTACTCCCAAGCACCACCAAATAAGCCTTGTTTTGTTATTTGTGCTAACTTTCCACCAGTACCAAACCAACCCATAGCGGATGCAGGTGCGGCAATTGTCAGTTCGCCAACAATCTCGCCCATTGCGCCCATTACTTTATTATCGTAACTAAGACGATCAGGTTGTTGTGCAAGACGAGCATTTAACTTATCAAGAGTTTCTTGACGTGTTAATCCAGTCTTTACGCCTAGTTCCAATACAGATTGGACTAAGCCTTCAGCCATTTCTTTTCCCTTATTTACTTGACCTTTTTCAAAGTCACTAAGGTAAGTCTGTTGCATTTTTTCAGCATAAGACTTATTTTTCCATTCATCAAATAAACCCATGATGTACCACCTTAGTTAAGTAAGCCCTTGGACTTTAAAAATGACTCCGCTTGTTCTTTTGTTGGCTTTCCGCCATTAGCACGAATAAAAGCATTTATTTTTTCTTCTCTGCTCAACTCTCCTGATTTTCCTTTTGGTGCAGGTGATGTTGTTGGAGACGCTGGTTGTCCTTTTGACTGAAGTGTTTGCTTTTCAGCCAACAATTCTTCTTCTAAACTTTTTTCTGCTTTTTGCAAGCCTCGTATTGCTCCAGCCATTCGCTCTGAACTTAAAAATGTTGATGGCGAAGCAATTTGCATTTCCGCCCGTTTTGCGTCATCTCTTGCTTGAACACCTTTAGCGGCATTAAGTACAGAATTAACCCTAGCAGTTAATGCCCTTTGAATTTCATCTTTATCAATTTGTTTGCCAATTTCTTTTCCACCCCAAATAGGAGGAATAATAGAGCCAGCAATATCGTATGCGTTTGTTGCCAAGTTATATTTAACTTCCCCGTTCTCAATCTTTGACAAAAACTTGTCTAGTTGAGGAGCACGATTTTCTATTTCTTTTAATTGCTTATCAATACCCGCAATATCTTGAATAACACCAGCAGGCAAATTGCCTCTTGTAACTTGCTGAACAGTAGCGGTTCCAACAGTAGGCATAGATGGTTTACCTACTTCCGCAGATGGCGCACCACCTTCTGATGGTTTAGGTTGTGCAGTTTCTTCTCCACCAAATTGCTTAAATACCAATGGAAATGCTTTAGATGGGTCTGTTGCAGGAATAACAACAGTTTGTCCACTTGCTTGATCAAAGAATGATCTTGGTCTTGAAAGCATTTGAGAGGCTATGTTTGCCATAGACAATTCTTCGGCAGATGGTTTTTCATTTCTACGCAACTTATTTTCAACAAAATTAAGTTGAGCAATATATCTTTCGTCACCAGTTAATTTAGGCAACATTTGTGCTTTGATTGCTTGCGCTTCCCGTAAATTTACTGCCGCCTCAGATTCAGCACGTTTTTGAGCAACCTCTGCCAAACCATAAGCACCTTGCATATCACCAATTTGAGCAAGTCTTGAAGATGCCTCTTTTAATGCTTCTGGATCACTAAGATTTACGCCTTTCATAACAGCATTTCGTGCGCTGATTATCTGTAACTGTGGGTCTTCAGCACCCAATGCACCAGCCAACTGTCTACCACCATAGATAAGGCTAGTACGAGCAGATGTAAACGGGTCTTGTTGAGCCAGTTTAGATGCTTGTGCTAACGCTAACTGATTTTGTTCTGCTTGGTATGCTTCAGGAGTTATTCCAAACAAACCACCTACTATATCTGTTGCCATTTGGTTTCTCCTTATCTAAAACTGCCTGGGGCTAATGAACCAGTATCTACGCTACCTAAACTTCCCATGCCAATACCACTTGTATCTACTGTATATGGATTTACTATTCCATCGTAAAAACTAGAAATTCCTCTCCCCGCTCCTTGAGCAAGATATGGATTTGATCCAATGCCTTGTAAAACATTAGCCAATGGGTTGTAAGCGTTGGCTTTTTGCATTGCCTCTGCCGCACCTAGACCACCAGCAAGCAAATATCTTCCAGCAGTTGCGCCAGCCGTAGCAGACCTACCACCAAGAGCAGAACCCAACTCCAATCCTTGTTGACCCATTGATTCAATAGTTCCACCCAAACCAAGCGATGTTTGGAATGGTGATAACGCACCAACTTGACCAGCCTGATACTGACCAAGCAATTGCGAACCTGTGCCAAACAACCCTGCACCAAATGCAGTTTGCCGTTGACCAGCCTCTTGTGCTTGTGCCGCAAGTTGTAAGTCTTGTTGTGCCAAGGCGTTGTAATACGCTTCCATTTCAGGAGTAGTAGCACCTAATCCTGCCGCACCACTAGGTCTAGCACCCGTAGCACCAACAGACAAGCCTCCACGCCCTGTTTGGAAAAGCCTATTTTGTAATTGCGCCATTTCTCTCTCACGACTAGGCGCAAGTAAGTCTTGTTGTCTAGCAATGTATTGTTGCGCTACTTGTTGAGGCGTTTGAGCCAAATACTGTTGACCAAGACTAAATAACCCACCCGCCGCACCTTGTAGAGGAGCGTACTGCTGTGGAGCCATTAAGCCCTGTTGGATTTGTTGTTGCGATAGGGCTTGTAACTGATCCTGATATTGTTGTAGTTCAGGTGATACTGTGTATCCTGCACTCTGCAAATATCCTTCAGGACTCATCTCAAACTGAGATGCACCAAAGCGCGTTGTTACTCCAACAGGACGAAACTTAGCCGCATCTGCCGCTATTCGTGCCGCCTCTAATTGAGCCGCCGCAGACTGTTGCCCAGCCTTTCTAGCAGACTCTCCTTGCATATAGCCACCAACTATATTTGCACCACCAAGTATCATTGCACCAGTTACTGGCATATCAAATCTCCTTTGCTACCGCTACATGAGTAGCATTAAAACCAAGTTTCTCGTAAAACATTTCTAAAGACTCTTTCAAGTTATAACTCGTAATAAGTCTTTTACACCCATTGTTTTTTGCAGTTTCTTCAACAAGATCAAACATCTTTTTACCTATCCCATTTCCTCTGCATGATGGAGTCAAAAAGAACATATCTACCTGACACCATATTTCATCGTAATAGGGGCTTTTGAAAAACCCATAAAACGCATACCCAACTGTCCTTCCTTCATCCTTGGCTATTGCAACACGCAATTTACCAAGATATTCCTTGTTGAACATTGGCTTTTTATTCTTGAAATACTCCCAATGTTCCAACGCAATCTCGTCAAAGTTCTCAATGTCATCCAATGTTCCATCAATGACTTGTATAACTTCTTCTGCAATCATGCCGTTCTTTTCCACATATAAACAGTTATGTATGGCTGATAGTTAGCATTTGTGCCACTAGAGCCTGACGATGCAACAGAGACAGAACCAGCGGGTGTGCCAGCAGATTCATAGTTTGTGTAGGTAGCAGGGCCATTGCCTGTGTCAGCATTTCTAACAAACTCTCTATTACCAGCATCGCCACCATCATTTGCCGTTGAGTCATTAGAGCCAACATAGTGTCTATGTGTTCCTAATGCAGTACCCGTAAAGGTTGCCGTGTGGGTGTGGCTTACAGTAATAGCATCTGCGCTACCACCAGTTTCTTCTGCCGCATCAAACAAAGCATTGCTAGAGTCATAGCCAACCATGACACGCCCTGCGCCAAAGGCTGTCCAAGTGCCAAAGCCAAGCAAGGTAGCGGGGTTTGTGCTGACAGTCGCATTTGTATAGATAGAGCCAACAGGATAAAGCAAAGCAATCGCCGCCTGAACAAACGCAGTAGTTGCTATTGCAGTTGTGTTGTTTCCCGAACTTTGAGTCGTTGCAATCGTGCCAGTAGGCAATGTAGGCGTACCAGTAAATGTTGGAGATGCTAAATCTGCCTTAGTCGCAACAGCCGTAGCAATGTTATTGAACTCTGTGTCAATCTCAGTACCCTTGACAATCTTTAATGGATTTCCAGAAGATAGGTTGTCTTTGGTAGCAAAGTTCGTGCTTTTGGTGTAATCACTCATGATATTTTCCCTTGTTTAGCCTGTATCTCAATCTTTTGAATTGACAATGGTGTTCCATTTATGTCTGATTCATAACCAGTTTGAACAATCTTTCCTGTGCCAGTTGCAGATACTGTCAATGTCTGTAAAGCCACACCATCACTGTATTCGGCAACAGTCGTAGCATTAGCACCATACTCAGCAATCCCATAATAGGACTCGCCCTGAGTAGGAATCGTATCGTTGTCTGACAAGTAGTTGGTCTTAAAGTCAAAGCCCCACTTGAATGTCACAGTCTGGTTGCTTCCACCAATCACCACAATCGACAACTTCTTCAAAATTGATGTCTGATTCTGATTGCCAAGGTCAGCATGGTTTGTGTAATACAGCATCCGATAAGAAGATGTGTAATCCTGATAGGTGTTATACAAGCCAATATAACCATTCTTGCCAATGTAGAGACTTCCATCTCTGCGAGACAAGAACGCTGTTGGCTCCATAGAATCCCATGTCGTTACTCTTGACGCACCATTTGGCAATATGCCCTTGGTATCAAAGCACCATACGGCATCAATACTAGGTGTAGTCAACAAGTAAAACGCCTCACGCTCAGAGTAAACAGACTTAATGTTGGCTAATGTCTCACCAGCCACTACGCTCATCAAGTCATTACGAATGTTCTTAGATAAATCCCTCTCAGGCGCAGACTTCTCTTGGATCGTTCTCATCAATGAACGAACACCTGAGTTGGACAAAAACAACACATCTGTGCTTGTGGTCTGAATACTGTCTCTAGCAATGCAACCAATGCCTTCAACTGTGTCACTCAAGGTCATCGAGGAAGGCGTAGTTGCCCCTGCGTAAACCAAGATTTGACGCTTACCAAAGATAAATAAGAAGCCGTTATGAGCCGCCAAACCAGTAATCTGATCAGCACCATTCACCCAAACATTGTTGACATTTAAAGAACCAGATGTTCCTGTTGACCAAACATGGCCTGCAATCAAGTCACTAAAGTAAACAGTAGCATTGTTAGAGGTAGTATCAGCCGCCCATAAACGACCAAATGCTGATATACAAATGTTTGCATCAGGCACAGTAGCCGCATAGCCTGTCTTCTCAGAAACACGCCTATAAGTAGTTGTACTTACGGCAGGGTCATATATCAATGGGTTATGACCAGACTGAAAGAAGTAGGTGATTCCATTTAAAGAAGCACATTGCCAGTTACTTGCTGTGATAGTAGGTGCTGTACCCCCTCCCCCGTAGGTGAGTTCTGTAACAGCATTAGATGCGCCTAACTTGAATAACTTGTTGTTGCCAGCAAACAACACAGTCAAAGTGCCATCAGCCTGAACTAACTCATGGATAACCTTGACATCATTTGCACCTAAGTTACCACTTGATGAGTTAACCCTTGACCAACCTTTTCGTGCGCCAATGCGTCCATATTGGTCAATGATGCAATTTGTGGCAACCAAAGCATAGCCTGCCGCCAAATCAAGGGGCGAGTCTTGTGTGTTCAGCCCGTAGAAGCCTGGCGCACTTATGCTGTATGTTGCAATTGCTTGGCTCATGTTGCTACAAATCCTTGGTTCTCAGGGTATCGTGTGCCTTCCAATGCTATGTAGTCAGACAACATTGCTTTGTATAGCGAATACGCCTCTGAGGAAGTCAGCCCGCCATCCTCACCACGCTCCACCAAAGCCCTTGCATAGGCGTTTTGAGCCACCAAAGTGTCAGGCACTTTAATCACAGTCGCATCAGCAGACAAAGTGGCTTGTGGGACTGTTAAAGAGAATGGGATGCTATACACGCCATCAGGACGGGGATAGAGGGTTACTTTGGTATCGTTGTTACTGTCTACCCCATCAAAGGCGTAATACGCAGGGATACCGCTTACAGGGGTGGAGAAGTTCTGATAACGATTCATGGTGGCAAAGTCGATATTCTTCATACCAACATTGCCCGTGACATTTATCACATCCTGAACTTGGAACTTCTGACCAGCACCAGTTAATGCGTAGGAATATGTGCCTGAAGTGGTAGATAGGGTAACTGTCGTGCCAAGGACATTCCAAGCATAGGCATCTTCTACTTGACGCTTTGCATCATTGACAAACTTACCAATTAAAGCGGAGTATGAGGTTTCGCTATTCGTAGAGACAGTAGTCTCCCGTAATCGAACCAACACATCGTTAATTAACTCTAGATAGGTCATCTGCTTGCCTTTGCCTTATTCCTTGCGGAAATTGACTTGGCTTTTGCCTTTGCATCAGCCTTGGAAGAAGCACCCCAAGCCTTTAGCGAAAGAAGCAGTCTAGTTGGTTCACCATCCTTGTACTCCGCACCAGCCATATTGCCCATGCGAGCCAAGAAACTTGCTCTGCGAGGATTATCCCCCGACTTTACTGGTGCTTTTAGATTGCCACCAGTTTGTGCATTATAAGATGATCTTCCCTTGGAGTTCAACCCTCCTTTAGGGTTTTTACCTTCGGAGCGTTGCCAAGCGGGAGTTTTCATCACTTCACCTTTTTTGGTTTCTTTGCAGTTTTAGCAGACTCAATAAACGCTTTGGCAGTTGGCGCACCTTTGCTACCAACTTTACGCATCTTCTCGCCAGAGCCTTCAGCGATTCTTTTCTTCTTTGCCCAAATATTGGCATAAAGTCCTTGTTTCATTTCTTCTTCGCCTTACCAGCCTCTGATAGGGCAATTGCGATGGCTTGTTTCTGAGACTTGACAACCTTGCCACCCTTGCCTGAGTGCAACTCCCCCGCCTTGTACTCACGCATAACTTTGCTAATTTTGGCTTGTGCTTTGGTCTTTTTCATTTGCCACGACCCGCTTTTTTCATCATGTTCGTAGCAGTACGCTGACCACGCATAGGCATACCTTTAGGCTTTCCAACAGCAACCATAATGGTCACAGGAAGACCCTTTTTCTTGCCATACTCTTTAGCCTCTTTCTCACCCTTTTCAGAGTAAGCAAACTTCTTTTTTCCGACCATAGGCATAGGATTTCCCCTTATCTAAGTAGTTTTCCACCAATGAAGGTAATTACACCACCAGCCATAGAAGCGATGGTCATACCCATCCAAAAGCCACCTTTTGACTTGTTTGCCAGTTCAAGGAGTGCTTTTACATCTTGGGCAAGAGAGTGAACCTCTGTTTGGAGAGCCTCTACTTGAGCCTCCAATTTGCCAAAATCTCTTGCGTCAATTTCACTCATAACAATTGTTCCTTACGGGGTCTTCCCATAGGTTTCTTCAAAGTTAGTGTCTGCCTTGTTCCATCAACCTTCTCAACCTCTACAACAGCAGAAGTATCTACCTCTGTGTATTGAGGGTGTCTACGCATCTCAATAATGTCATAGTCCTGTCTGAACTCAACAATATTACCTGATTGATTGCATCTGAACAAAGCCATTTAAATTCCTTATGAAGAAAGGGGGAACAAGTCCCCCAATCTTTAGACCATGCGAACTACAACAATTCGTAAGGTGGTGGATGCCAAGTCAACAGTTGAGCCAGACTCGTTTTGGATACGGAATTTGACAGTATCTGCGGCTGAGACATATCCTGTCACAGTCAAACCTACCAAATCAACGCCCAAAGATGCACCGATAACCATGTCACCCAAGGCAACGCCTGGGATCGTAATGTCATCAGTCTCGCCTGCGCCATCAACCAATGAACCAGCGTTCAAAGTTGCTTTAACAGCCCATGTATCGCTAAACAAACCACGGAATTGGTCTGTACCTCTGCGAGTAGTTACTGCGGATGCGGTTGCCATGTATTTCTCCTAATTAAGTTAAAAAAGTCCCCCCACCACTAGGGCAGGGGGCGCAACTGCAATTAGGCTGGTACTGCCAATGCGAACATTGCTGAAGACTTAGCGGCTCCAACAGTGGCGGCACTACGCAGAGCGGCTACACCATAGAGTGTGTCAGAAGTGAACAATGTAGCAAGGTATTCTTGCTTGTATTGCACTTGTGAGCGCACACCAACTTGCTCAACCAGAACCATAGCGTCCTTGTGACCCATCAAGCAAACACGAGCGGCTCCTGAACCAGAAGTCGTATCAGCGTTGCTAGAAGTGAACACAGGGATACCATAAAGGTTGCCGATTTCACCAGTACGGATAGCGTTGCCATTACCCACGAAAGCCTGCTCTGTATAACGAGCCAAGCCCATCAATGTGTTACGGCTTGAGGGTGGGATAAGGAAGAAACGATTGTCCATAGGAGTATCGTTGTCATCCAAACGCTGAATGGTGCGGCGAATTGCGGCATCAGTCAAAGCAGACTCGTTGTTGTTTGCGGCAACATACGCTGTCGTGCCATCACCACCAATGTAGGCGGCGGCATAAGCGGCGGCTCCTGCTGTACCACCATTGGCAGAACGACCCAACTGAACTAAGTCTGTATCGACTTGTTTAGCCAAGGCATAGCCTGCGTCTGAGGTATAGAAGTTACGCATAGAGTTCAGGGCTTGTGCCTCAACAATATCTTCGATCAAGCGGCTATATTCATAGTGCTTGTTGATAGATACTTGAACTTCTGACTCGGTAGCGGCAATCAAAGTGACTGCTGTCTCAGCGGCTTTAGCAGAAGCAGAACCACGAGTAGGTGCAGGAATGTGAACTGTGTCACCTTTCTTGCCCTTAAAGTTCATCTTCATAACCAAGTTGGCTAAAACTAGGTTCTTTTTATAAGCCGCTACGATCTCGTCCGACCAAATTTCAGGGATGAAATTAGCCGCTGTGGTGGTAGTTACACTACCTGAAGGGGAAAATGCTGTTGCCATGTTAAATCTCCAAAAAACGATAAGTTAAATTACTTAACCCTTCCCTCTGCGTAGGCTTGCATGATCTCTTCAGACAAGGCTTCGTATCGGTTCGGGTCTGTCATCTTCAGCCGAATAAGGTCAGCCCTTCTATAAACTCTCTTGGAACTCTCTCCAGTACCACCTACATCAACTGCGGCGGCTTTAAGGTTAGTCTTGCGTTGGGTTTCACCCGCATCGCTAGTCTGTTTAGCCTTAACACCCTTTAGTTGCTTGTAAGTCGATAACAACTCGTTTGCACTGTCATAGTCAAACTCACCATCAGCCTTTGCATACAACCCTAACCGAACAGGGGAGGATTTCACCCAGTTCTGAAAGTCCGTATCTTGTGCAATCTGCCCAAAATCAGGATGTTCTTGCGCTAACTTCTGCTGAATTTGCATCTTTTTGAAGTCTAGAGCCGCTTGGCGACCCGCTACTACATCAGGATGGCTGTCAACTGTCTTACGAATTGCCTCTTTCGGATTCTCAAAGAAATCTACTTCAGGCTCAACTTGCTCAATAGGTTGTTTGTTAGAACTAAGGTTCTGCTTTATGAGTTCATCTGCCAGTTTTCGGACTTCACCTACCTCTTGCGCTTGCTTTCCAATCAACTTTTCAGCCTCTTGGTGCATCTTTATGACTTCTTCTAAACTTTTTTCCCTGTATTTCTCAGGAAGTTCAGAGATAGTCGGTGCTTCAGGTAGTTGTTTTAGTTCCTCAACTATGTCTAACTCACTTGGCGACTCGTCTTCTTTATCAATCAACATATTCTTCCTTTTTCCTGCCGTTATCGGTTCTAGGACATTAAACTCGGCATCTCTGCTTACGAGTTCTCTTTTTGCTCTTGCTTTAGTTTGTCACGATGTTTCTTGTCAAATTTCATCCATGAGGAGGGAAAATGACCAGACCACCCTTCCAAATTAACGCTTGGGGCACTTACTATGCGGTTGGCTGTCACACCGCAACTTGAACACCGAACTTCATCTGTCTCATAATCAGTGAGTTTCTCGGTGAGATGTCCACTTACGCAGACAAATTCATAAATTCTTTTCATTCAATTCCTCATACGCTTGTGTGCTGACCTGTTTAAGGGTTTTTAGCCACGTTAGGATAGAAAGTTCGCCTTTTTTGAATTGTAGGCTTTTTTCATCAGGGATTGTACTAATATTGTTCAACGAATTGATCATGTTGTCAATATCGTCCATTAAGTCCTTCCACCCGTCCGTTGACATCATGTCAAAGCGGGACTCATAGTATTTTTGCAGTTCAGGGGTCACTTAGGAAACTCCTCCTTGACTGCTTGTATAGTCGATTTCCATGCGTCAAAGCCTGAGTGATACAGAATATCTAGTTGGTCAGCAATGCTTGGATACGTTTTTGCCCGTTTTTCCTTGTATGCGTTGGCATCTATGTAGATTTGAACCACGGCTTCGTCATAAGACACGGGGTTGCCGTCAACGTCAAAAGCCTCGTCACCACGGATAGTAACCACCGATGGATGCGTAGCGTAAATTGCTTCATGCTTGTTCATGCGGCTATCTCCATGAGTGTTATTGCACTTGGCGTATTTGCGTTGGCAAAATAATTTGTACCAACACCATCTGTAGCAAAATACACTGTATAAGTTGTTGAAGATGTAGTTGCTGGAGAATCCAAATATGTCATACAAATTGGATAGTAAAGAGTATTAGTTGTGTCATTAGCCTCTAACCTCATTAAACTAGACGCTCCTCTATAAATATAAAAGAAAGCAGACCTACCACCAGTATTTTGACCGCCACAACTACTAACAGATATATAAATTTTGTTTGAAGAAGATAATGGTGTAATACTTGCAGTTAATCCCGTAGAGGTTGGAGTAGAACTTGCAACAGAAGTTTGTGTACTAAGTGTTCCTGTTACTACTTGCAAAACAGACCCCGTAGGCAATCTAGCCTTACCTAAAGTACCGCTAGAAATGTTAGACGCATTAGTAGCAGTAGATGACTGCGTTGTTGCATCATTAAATGTTAAGCCATTTGTGCCGTCTACGACAAAAGTCATATTACTGCCCTTCCAAAGCCACCACACGGGCGGTTAGTGCATTGATTGTTTCGGCTTGTGTGTCGTTTATAGCCTTGAGTTCTTGGATTGACTTCATTAATGCGTATTGCAAGTCTGTTTGGTAGATAGACAAGCGCATTTTTTCTGGTTCGCCTCTACTAGCCCAATTACTTTCCATTACTAACTCAGGTGCTACTGCTTGAACATCCTGTGCAACTACACCAAGCGTTAGCCCAGCATCTTCTTCCATGTTCTGGTCAATGTAGTTAAAGGTCTGCACAGGAATAGCGCAAATGACATCAAGGTATGACTTGGACGGAGAAAAGTTTGTCTTCTCTCTGCGGTCAGATAAATTCACATTGTTTGCTGAATAATTAGCAAGACCACCATTAGACCTAGCAACAAATCTAGTTGCACTAGTATCATTGCAGTAAATAAATTCTGCACCAGTACCATTTGGGGCGGCAGTAGAATAATAAACTTGTAATCCATAGGGGCTTGCATTTGATCCATCAAGATACAAAACATTGTCTGAAATAGTTTGTTTGGCTTTTATTCTTCCATTTGTTCCTGTTGTAACCCCCACCAGCAAGTTACCGCTAGAGTCGATACGCATACGCTCTGAGCCACCTGCTAGGAAACTTAAGTTATTTCCTACTGTGCCAATACCTTGATTGTCAATAGCAGATGATGCTGAATCCCCAATATAAACATAACCAGATGAACTAGTGCTTTCAAACTGAGAAGTATTCCCAGAACCTTTGACATGAAATTTTCTTAGAGGCGAACTAGTACCAATCCCCACATTCTGTGAAGTATCAATAGTTACCGCAGTAGTGCCACCACTACCCGTATCGTTTGTCTTAAATACTAAAGAACCAGTCGTATCCCCACTATGTACTAGCGTAGTGGTTGAGGTTGTTCCAGCGGATATGCTACTCATTGTTGTTCCTCTGCTGGCAAAGGCGTATTTCCCGCCTCAAGCGCTCTTTGTATTGTCCAACCATAGCGCAAACGGCTACGTAATTTATCGGTTTTCATACCTAGTTCCTTTGCCCATTGAGCAACAGTTTGTTTTTTGCCATCGTATTCCAAAAACACATTAGCCCGTGTATTGTTGGCTTGCTGTTCACGGGTAGCCCAACGGCAGTTAGCCTTGTTGTAGTTCCCATTGCAATCTATTCTGTCAAGACTTAGACCCTCTGGTGCTTCGCCCATGTCTTCCAAGAAGTTATCAAATGACTTCCAACGCTCGTCATAGACTATGCCACGGCATGAATAATCTTGGTTGATTCGGTCACAACGATTACGCATTGCCATCCAAAGTTTATATGTACGAGATTTGCTCTTGCCATGCGTGATGTTGAAATTTGCAATACGTTCTGCGTGTTCGCATCCACAAGAGTTAATCTTGCCTTGCACCATGTCCGTAGCGGGAATATTCTTTTGAGTGCCACAGTCACATAGGCATAACCACCACGCACCATTTGTAGGGCGTTGCTTCTCACCTAACTGCAAAACAGTCAGGCTACCAAAGCGGAATCCTTGTAGGTTATTAAGAGGTTTGCCCATTAGGAATTTCCTCGTCTGCGCCATAGACCTTGCCACCTTCGGCTTGGTACTTCAAGAATTGCTGGTAATCGGTGTTAGCGGGGTCTGCTATAAACGAACTAATTGAGCCGTCTTGATTAACACAAACAATAATTTGACCAATTACTTTTCCGTTTATGTAATCATTTTTAAGTTTATACATTTATAACTCCGAAGAAAATGTAATGTATGAGGTGTTGTTATTATTTGACAATAGTTGTGCCGCCCTTCCAGCAGTAAGTCCTGAGGCAACAACCCAATCCAATGAAGCGGTTAGTGTGTTTGTGTTTGTGTTAATTGCTGGAACAGCGGAGCAAGCAGTAATTGTATTTGCTGAATAAGTTGCATAGTTAGATGCTGTTCCTGTTGTTGTTATAGTAGGAGTTGCCCTCATTGGAACGGGATATTGCAATACTTGTTGCGCTTGAGTAGTAGTAATACACTCACCAATACCATAACGCCAGTAAACATTACCAGCAGATGATGAGTCATACTTAACACAATACCTCTGACATAACTGCAACTCAGTACCATAAGGTCGGTAATCAAAACTCGTTGCTGTTGAGCCTTTTTCGAGTTGTACGCCTGTGATGTAGAAGGTTGCTCCGTTTGTAGCCATTAAATTAGTTGCACCAGTAGCAGAAAAATAAATTGTGCTTGACCATGCACCAGCAGTTCCTGCTTTTCCAGAGCCAGTACCTAATGCAATTTGTAAATTTATTCCAATTCCGTTTGTTTTATTCCAAGTTCCATCGGTACATCCAGTAATTGTTACTGACTTTTGTTCCCAAGTGTTTGCAGAAGAAATGGAAAAAGTAAATGGATAAGACCTATCGACATCATTATCAACAGAACCGCCAAATGTTCCAGTAACAGAAGAACGTACCCAAAAAGATATTGTAAATGTGCTTGCGCTTGCTGACCCTTGATTTAAATCGGCTATGTTATAACCTTCAATAGATTGCCTTAATGCATAATAATTTCCTGATGCTGGAGAACCCGCAGTAGTAGTTACAGTCATCACCATACTATTACTAAACCCAGTTGGTGCAGTAGATGATTGTTGAACTGAATAAACACCACCACCACTTGCAAGACTTCTATATCTATCTAATGTGTATGTATTGCTCGAAATGCTAACACTAGCCCCCGCATTACGCTGGTCTATCACCATCGCACCATTGATGATGCGGTTCTTAAAGCCATAAAGACCAGACGAACTCACACCATCCGATGTGGTCATCTTGTCTGCATTTACTGTTCCGTATGGCATTGTTATCCTTTACAAAACTAACCAGCGTTGACCTGAACTAATAGTCACCGCTTGTCCACTAGCCACAGTTACGGGGCCTATTGACATTCCATTATTTCCACTAGCAATCGTATAACTTGTTCCTACTGTCGTGCTATGCAACAAAATACCATTAGTAGCAATTGGTGCTGGCGCACTTAACTCACCCGTACTTGGCTTATACAAATACTTGGTATTGCCCGTGTAAATCGTTGTTGGCACACCTGAAGTAGCCGCCGCAAACAATGGATACAGGTTAGTCGATGTAGTTGTATCGTTGCTGATGCTTGCGCCTGAGACAACTGTTGCCCAA